CATGTAACTCTGAGTCCTCATCAGACACTTCATACACGGGACATATACATGTTGGACATTCCTCGTGAAAATGATATGAACCTGTCACTTTAGTATTACTCAGTTGCATGTTGACCATCATGCTTGAGATCCATAACAAACATGCCTGGAAATGCACCATGTCATTCCTCCCCCCTCTGGATCTCTTCGTCAGTGTGCTAGTGGTCATAGAGAAGTACCGGTATACATCTGGATTAGCATTCATAATAGCACCATGTGACAGCACCTCTCCAGAGTACCTGTGTGTGGCAGAGCTTGAGGATGTACATAATACAAAGACGCTGTCTGGATCCAGATCGCACTCACTCTTCAGTACAGTCTCTACAAGTCGATAAAGGTCAGTGTTCTCATTATATCTCCAATGTCTGAGTTTTTGAACATGAATAGCCTTCTTTAACAAAGCCTCATCACCAAACGCCCCAGCAATCGGAGACAGTTTGAATTTTTCATCTGTAAATGATCCTAGATATGGTTCCATTGGCCCAAACGGTCTACTTTCTTGATCATGATCTATTGCAGACAACAAAATGTAGCTCTCATCACACTCATCATGCCACCCTTCCCTAGGCATCGGGAAAATCTCTGTGGGACAGGGTACAGTCACCCCGACAATGGGCTTTCCCCAAGATCTGGTTCGATATACCTCTGCAGTGATTCGAGAGCATGATTGGATGGTCATATCATAGGGACATTTGCTCCTCCCCAGAGAATACACAATATACTCTGATTCTGCCTTACGGATCTCCTCCATGACGTTGGCTTTCTTGTTCAGTCGGGTTATAGTAGTAGATTTATCCACTCTACTTATTATGCTGTTAAAATACCCATACAATGTTGCACTGAATATATCATGCAGGAACTTAGGTTCTAATATCTTCGAAGAGCACATAGCATTGAGAAGATCAGTTGAGTTTTTGGAGTAACACACTTTTGCCATCTCTCTCAAATTCCGGTTCGTCACTCTCTCAGAGTTTACGATTGCATTTTCAGCTTCCTCTCTCAGTTTTGCTAAACCATGTGCGGGACCATCATGATTGATAGACACCGGATCACTCACTAGATGTAAAAAGGAAGGATCTCCAGGTTTTCTGCTGATAGATACAAATGCTATTAACTCCTTCCTGTATTTATTAGTCCCTGAAATATTCTGTAAGCACTTGTTGATCCAAGACAGCGCCTCTGTCAAAGGGTCTGGGAATCCCCTCATCACCCATTCACTAGGAACTCCTATGGCATATCCTCCCAATATTCTATAGAAGAACAGCAGTCTCAATATTAGCTGCTGAATGCTCACTTCATATCTCCGTACCCTTATAGGATACCAATTTCCTTCTAGAGCATATCTAGTCTGTATTCCTGCAATCTGTTTGAGACCTCCCGGGATGAGTGGGTGAAAGAAGAAAATCAAGAAGGATGAGACCAAAACTAACCATCTGGAGAAGATATAAGCTGGTACATGAGAGAAATCGCGAGAACATAGGGATTTCACACTAGTTCCCAAAGTAGACATGATCCCGTGTATGGTGATGGCTGCATCATCAGAAAAAGGGAATGACCGAGAGGCCACTTTCAGACAGCTTCTCAATGTTCTTCCTTTGTAGCACATGATCTTGTTGTACATGAACAGTTCAGAGCTGACCCATGTTTCATTAATTTTTAATGGTAATCCCACTGATTGAAAGAATGTATCTAGATCATCAATTATCTTTTCCATTCTGATCTGCATCTCTCTCTTCCCCCCATCTGTTAGTTCTCCAGAGTCAGTTATGGATTCCGTATCCATTGTAATGACTAGGACTTGATTGTCCCCTCCTCCAATCAATTCTGACCTGGCATTATGCCTCCTCATTACATGCTCAATCATGCATACAGTCATTATGGTCCATCCTTTCTGCCTTAGTCCCTCCTTTCCTGATCCATCTCCTGTCCAGGACCATGGGTACTCCAACAGAAAATCATTTCCTGATAGTTGCGGGATATATTCTCCAGAGCAAAGATACACATATGATTCTTCAAAGAATTTGTGTGTACGTCTTATCACGTTGCTGAATCCTAATGCATCATCGATCAACCTGAAGACAGGCTCTGTTATCTCGTATCTCATCTGTTGGTTCCACTTCTTGAAATCGATATTAATGGAGTAGGACACTGTTTTTGTTCTTCTTTCTTCTTCTTCTGCATCAGGAGGGAGTCCCGACATCTTGCCACTCAATTTCAAAATCTTCTTGGTCATAGTCAATAAGTCTGAGGTCATGGTGATTTGGGGAAAATAAGGTAACAAATTTTCAGAAATCAGTTGTTCTGTGGATACCACATACAGTCTGAGATAGAAGGACATCAATGAGAAAAATCGAGGAAAATGTTTCAGTTCTCTCTCTTTTGCATACAGACCAATGATTAGATACCTCTCAGGCATTCCGTACTCATCTATGGCGTTGAGGAAATCTCTCATTGACATGACATTCATAGATAACCACTTCAATACTGTTCGTCTGGCATCTTGCCATATTGCTCCCAGGCCTCTTCTGATCGATGTTTTCAACTCTTCTCTGTCCGGGGATACAGCTTTATCCTTTATGTTATGTGCCAGATTCCATGAATACGGGATCTCAAAGTTCTTCTCAATAATTACATTGTCCCATGATGCTATATCATATCTGGCCTCATCAATTCTTATGTCATTGTTTGTCTTCAAGCACTGTACCACATAGTCTGTTAGCTCTAGACTATTTCCAGAATCGTCATCCATCTCTTCCAAAATTCTGAATTTAGGATAATGTTTGTGCTTTTTCTTATAATTTGTGAAGAATATCTCTTTAAACATCCTCCCTGACATCATTATTGCATCTTTATCCACGTTCTTTTCTGACATGGAAACCTTGTACATCTTCTCCAATCCTTTCTTGATTTTCACCTCAGGGTGCCCCCAGATTCTATATAGACCATGTACATCACACAATTGGTCTACAGTCAGTCCAGATAAGATTCCCCTCAGCTTGTGGACATGTTGTATTCCCCATGGTATCTCTTCACTGATATCTGACTTTACATTATTTGCAAATTTTTCAACATCCCATAACAATGGATCTCCTTTAGACAATATTTCCCCCACTACCAATGCCTCATAATTAGACAACAATTCGAATCCCTGTGACCCAAACTCAGATACCACCTCATCTCCCCAGTTCATTAGTCTCTGGATCACTTCTTTCCCTGGAGGCTTAACTAGACTCACTTTATAAGAGATCATAGTGAAAAGTAAGATATTCAATCTCTCTCCCAATTTGTCTGTGATATTCAGAATATGATCTCTGTGTATTAGAACGTTTTTCCCTCTTTTACTAGTAATCAATGCCCACATATCATAAATTCCCACCTTAAAACTTGAATCATAAGAAGACCATAGAATATTTGACTCATCTCGAACTACTTCCCATGAATATTCTGTTTTGTCTGTGTATGTTTGCCAGCTTATAGTAACCACAAAGGAGAAGAACAAATAAAGGGATAACAAGTTTGGGGCTATATCTTTGACCTCTCCATGCAATGTGCTCATAAATGTCATATCACAGTTGTGAGGGTCCACCATCCCACACAACGATCGTAACTCAGCATTGAAAATCTCACAATGATGAATATCAAAGTTCGGGAAGTTTGCTTCCACAAAGTTGCGAAATGCGCCCGGAGTGTCTGCACTGGCCTTCCTCCATACGCCTGGCAAAATCACTGTTGAATCCGGCAGAATAGTTGGTCTTGCTGTTTCCATGATTTCGTCTTTTCGCTTTCTGGCTGTTCTGTTCTTCAGGTAGTCGTCATGTGTTTTTAGAGCAGATCGGAGTCGGACAGACGGGGATCGTTCTACCTCTTCCCCTGCTTCTTCATTGAACTCTCGCAATATGTTCTGGATGATGTCGGGATCCATCGGCTTCTTCGTGCGGATCGGGTGTTGTATGTGGATGTGTTTCGAACGTATGATGATTGATGTTTTATTTAAATAAGTACGAGGTAATACATGAGGTAGAAGACAAGACAGATGAGATCAGGTTTAACACACAATAAGGTCACAGTTCATCCAGTGATAGCCCTCTTCTCTTTTGGAGAGCATTAGGAGCTGATGACCGAGATATAATCTCTTCAGGGGTAGTATACACTATTCCGTCTTTTGACTTGACAGTCTTTCTATAATATATCTTCTTTATAACATACCAACTGATTCTTAAGCCTACCCACATCAAGACACATATCCCTATGATCTTGAACACGAACATAGCTGTTGCCACCAAATAGTTTCTGATCATGTACCCTATACCCGAGATGGTATATCCGACATCTTTAATTCCATTGACCAACTTTGAGAGTATAGTAAGGTTTCTGCTGCTCTCCACTCGTACCACCCTGGACAGGTGGTCCACATGACGGTGGGTAGAGTCTAACAGGTTTGTCATATCTTCGCCACTGTCTATATCAACTCCATCTACATACGGGGTCCACTTAGAGGTCCTATGTATATGCAGTTCGGAGTCTTCCCAGGATGAATTCCAGGAATAAGGAGGGCTTATTACCAACTTCTTTCCCCAGAAGTAAATAGTGATCGATCGATTCATCCGTATGTCTGCTGCCCAGTCTGATGGCTCGAAATCTTGACATTTGTACCCAATGATAAAGTAATTCTGTGCAGGATCCCATAAGGACATCCCATTCCCTCCATCAGATATAGTCAACCCAGTAGACTTAGGACAGGGATTTAGAGGAAACATGAGTTTCCACTCTGATATTCTCCTACATGAGGTCATGTAGTAAATGTGGTCTGGAGTTGAGACAGACTGTCTCCATGCCAGCCATGGACCTATTGGAGTCTCTATTACCGAAGTAGTGTTTTCTCTGATAGATGAGCTCTGATCTGTCAGATCGCATATGCTTTCACAGGCACCCCCTGAAAAATCGCTCAGTGCCTTATTGATCAAGACCAGGACTTGTTGGAGGTCAGAATCCATCTCCTTAATCCCTGTGTTCAAGATGCTGAACGTACTGTCCGTTGGTGATGTCTGAGACAGAGCCACATAAATTCCACTATTTATGGGAAGAAGATCTCCTGCACAAGTGTTTACGGCACTTTGATTTAAAAGTATCGATCCACCGAATGACGGACACCACCATTTCCTCATTGCGCTGTCACTCCTGCAATTCTGTGAAAATTTCTTCATGATAGAACACTGAGACCCGGTTATAGAACTGATATTCCAATATATGACCTGAGTGCCTAACCTTGCAGCTCCTTCCTTGTATCTAGCAGACACTCCTAGTGCGGGAATTTTCATAATATAGTTCTCCAATGAAGTTCCACCTACAATCTGCCCTTTATACTTCTGAGAGATCAGAGTGTCATACGACAGATAATTGTCTCTGAAATAGCTGCACTCAGGGATCTTGGGTTCTTCAATCACCAACGTTCCATTTCCTGGGTTGGATTGAGCGGAATTTAATACTAGGTTTCTGTATCGATCTATATCTTCATCATGAATTGACACGGATGACACGTATGTAGTGTATCTGCAATTGTCTAATAGGTCCGTGTGTGACTCTGTGGTGGTTCTGTACATCAATGTCACATAAGAGTCAATTATTGCGCTTGCTACTGTGTCCATATACACATCGATTACGGACTTGGCACCTCCTGCGGAAGGAGAGCAGCTGTTCTTGCATGTAGAATACCAGTCAGACAGTTTGACCGCATTCTCTATCGGGTCACATTCATACATTGGTCGAATCGGCGACACAGTTGAAGGATTCGAGCTAGCGAATGTATCTGATGACAGTGCGACGACGGCCAGTGAGATGAGATAGAGAGGGATGGGATTCATGGTTCTCTTGTGAGTGCGAGCGTGTGGAGTATAATAATAAGATGTTGATGTTTTCTTTATATAAACCCAATTGCATATATTGCCCTCGGGAGGACTGTTTATTTTATAGCATATGATGTGTTATATCTGCATCAGGATCTGGCAAGCCACACGTCTAACACGGTTACTCTGCAATTTCTCTCCCTTTTCTCTCTACTGAGAATAGAGAAGACACAGTGTCAAACATTGATCCTCTCTTTCTCTTCTTGATATCCTCCTTGTTTGCTTCCTTTTTCTCTCTCTGTGCTGAACGATCCATTTCTTTGTATTTGATTCTTTTGTCCTGTAAGACTGCCAACAGATCGAACTCTGACATGTTAGATTCTATACATGCATCATATTCCTTGTCGGTCAACTTCACAAGATCACAGTAGACGACTCCGGACACGTAAGTCATGCCGTCCTCTGTCTCATCTGTCCAACTCCACTTGTAGTGTAACAATCCCTCTCTGTTACTTCTCATCCTGACAACTGCTCTGTGTGTGTGATGAGGATCATATGTCCCTCCAGCGGTGACAAATTCATAATGTCGACCCCCTCCTAGTTTCACAATTGGTTTGCTCATTGTGGTGATCGGATGAGTCAAGGATCCGGCATGATGTTGAATGAACAGCAATCTTGTTGCAGGGTCAAAATCTCCTATTGCCGTAAGCTCTTGCTTCGATTGATCATCATCATGAAGAGCCAGTAAGCCAGACTTCACAGAATAAGCAATGAACTTGTCCAGAGATTTCTCTGCATCAAAGTCTGGGTCATTGGTAGAAATTCCAACCCTATAATAATAAGATATAATATAGGGACATAGATCATTAGGGTGCAGAGTGGAGGATGCCATTATGGTAGATGATCAGTAGGTTGATGTTTTTATTATATTAATAAGTATTCCCTGGTAAATGAAAGCACACATATACATATATATGAAATACTCACAATACACATTACATTTTATATCACTACATACTAGGGATCTTCAAGACTCCCTGATCCACACATTGTGCTCTATTAAAGAGATCACTTAGAATCACTCAATTGCATATAAATAGAAAAGATACATTGCCTTTCGGATCTGTTATACTATCTCAAAAGACTGGAGGTGTAGCATATGCTGCTGACTTCATCTCCCTTTCCTTGAGGTGGGCCGGCTCCTCTGCTTCATTTCCAGTGTTGAAATAGGTTAGTGTGGATACTTCCTCCTTCGTAAAGCTCACTAGGTCCCTGTAGCTGATGGATGGGATGTGTGTGTTGTTCTGCATAGGTTTCACATATCTCAGTATGATTTCTCTCTCCTCATCCCCCCCTTGACCCTGTAGGACCTTGTATATTGTGGTCCTTAATAAGGCGGGTGATCGAGACAGAATGTCAAAGACCACACTGTTTTCCAGAGGCCCCATGGTCCTCTCCATAAATCTCTTGAAGATAGAGAAATTCCGAAGATCAGAGGATGATTGGACAATGAATGAACCTCCTGCATAATAATATTTCACATGGCTGATATCTAGCGCATATTCTCCGGGATAGATCTTTGTG